GCCCTTCATCACGCCTATCCGTTTCCTGAACTTCGAGTAGTTTATGCAAACTACATAACAGCTCACGAACCCGAACTGAAGTCCCGCAAAGCGTACATGAAGTGGATGTACGGATTACTGAGAGCCTTGTCAAAGAAAGCAAGGGTGTATATTCGGTCGTTCAAGGGATGGGCACACCATCTTGCGTATTTCAAGAGCGGCTGCTCTAAAAAGACGTATCATGGAAAAACGTGTCGGAAGACAGCCGGAGGTCGCACAAAGGACCGTGATCATCGGCGCACGTTCAGGATTGTTCATGGCCAGCTACTTAAAACCTAATCTTTCAATTGAACAATGAGCCTCGTGCTGGAACCGGAGGAAGAGGCTGCGTTGTTTATGTACATTCTAGATGGATGTAAGGCCGGTGGCGAAGAGCTCGGTGTGGAATCCCACCAGCGTCCCTCTAACTATTCAAGTTTGTTTGAAGAGTACAACCGCAGTGGATGCGCAGTGACGATCCCTGCTATTATTGAAAAGTATGGCAAGGTTGTCAACGACAAGGTTACCTACCGTGGCCATGGTAAAGGCAGCTTTGTACAGCCGGCAATAGATGCCGATCGCGAAATTGGACCCAGAATGGCAGGCAAAAAGTTCTTTTCCGTTTCATGGGATATTCGCTCTGCATATCAATTTACCGGAGATATTTGCTGTCTTTTTGAGATCACTCTCAAGAACGCCAAAGTCTTGCAGATTAGCACCGTCTCCTTTGCGCGCAGTAAGGAGGGAGGGATCTATCCTGCAGACATTGCCGAACGTGTTGAACAAGAACGAGCAGCGCGTAATGAGAATCTGGAATACGTGCTCAACTGGGACCGTGAGATTCTTGTGTTGGGAGGTGGAGAGTTCTCACCCCTCGGCGAGCCCGTGATGTATAAAAGAGATAAAACAATGGCAATGTATTCAACGACGTATACAGGTAAAACGATGGGTGGCCGGCGTCGGCGCACGTATCGTAGAAGGATGAGCCGGAAGAGGAAGACTACTTCGTCTTAGGCTTGGGGTTTGCTTGGTTCTGAAGTTGTAGTCTAACGTGTCGTGCAGAGTAGACGTCGGCCTTCTTCTCCTTGGCGGGTTTCTTGAGTTCGCGACGTGTCTTAGGGGGATCCATCTCTAAGGTCTATTATTTACTCCAAACGATTTCCGTTTTTAACCACGGCGAGTTCCACGGCGGCTCTTGCGACCACGGCGAGAGCGGCGACGACCACCGGCAGGGGCAGCACCAGGGAACGCGCCCGTGGGTCCGCCCGCCGGCATAACACCATCAGAGCCACCCGACATCTTGCCCTTCTTGTAGGTCTTCTTCGCCATCTTCAGCACATCGCCGAAGCTCTTTCCCTTGTGAGCCTTCATTGTTGCCTTGACGTGAGTGAGCCACTTGTTTGCCATTTTGTTTATTGAACGAGAAGTTATTGTAATCCCGCCGGCTTTTCAACGAACCCAAGGGTGACGCCTGATCCAGAAAACAGCATCCATTGGCAGCCATACGCGGCGGCAATGCGAGGGTCTAGTGTTTCCTTGCCAAAGGTAGGGTCGGGAGCAACGATAGAGATTGCATTGCGGTTATACGCCACAAGCTCTGTCTGATCCCGAGGGTGCATGGCTTGACTGTACAGAAGTCGGCGTACTGTAGAGTCATTCCACGACAAGTTCACAAGCTGACCCAGCTCATTGCCCGGTGGGACATCGGACACAAGGATCAGCGCAAGCTTCAGTTCATCCAGCGGAGTCTTTACAGTGACCCGATCGGTCAAATGACGGTGAACCGTGGTCTTGAGAGAGTGTGCGGCCCTGTTTAGTGTGACAGCGTTGGTCGTGTGCGACACAATAGAGAGAATGAATGGATCCGAGCTGGTCTGCCACGCCTGAATGAGTTCCGTGCAGACCGAATCAAAGGTCCAATAGTCTACTGTATAATCGTATCCAAGGTTCAACGGAGCCTTGGCTACGATTGGTTTCCCGTTCTCGTCTGCGTAGAGATGAACCTCTAACAGACGGCGACCCGATGAAAGGACGGACACGGGATCTTCAAAGACACCGCCCGTGACATAGTAATCGCAGAGCCGCTTACGTCCCGTTGCCGCAGTGTCCTCGGCGTCAATGCCATCCTGCCAAATCGTATATCCCAAGATGCCGACGAGTGCCGCGCCAATTGCAAGCTCCATTACTTCTTGTCAGCTTCTATTTTTGGACCAGTGAACAAGATGTGCCGAAATCCATTCATCACCTCGTCAGGAATTCGTGCCTGCATTGGAAGCTCGGTGAGACAGGCATAGTGAAAGTACAGGCAATACATTCCACACTCTGAATCTTTGAACTGATGGCGAGTGGAGTTGAAGGTCATTTTCATTGGGTTCTTGTGAATGCCCGTGGCGTCCCACTGCGTTTTCCATCTCCGCATGAGCGTCTTGATCTCCTTCTCGGGTGCGTGGGCATACGAATCAAAATAGGTAATGCGGGGATACTCAAGATCGGAGCGGACATCACAGAACAATGCGATCCAGTGCTCACCAGGTCCATCGTGGGGGTCTGTATTGAAGACAATGCCAATCTGTTCGTGACCCTTCTTTGCCAGATCAGGCAACTTCATCTTACACAATGAACTCACGAGGCATTGCTGAGTTTCGCTTTGGAGATCAAAGTCAATCGGAATCGACCCGACATAGTAGTACTTTGCAAAGAGCTTGGTATAGTTCTTCTCTACCTTGTCAATGTCGTCCGATGACAGCCATTCATCTCGCTTCACTGTCCACTCCTTCGGAGCTTTGGGTCGCTGCATGAGGGATGCAACAATACACTCAGCCGATCCCGTAGAGCACTTGTCGTTCAGACGGTGCTGAATGTTTGTCCATACTTCTTCAGGGGTCCCTTTTGGCACGGGGTCTTCTTTCGGGTGTTCCTTGTTGTATACGGTGCGCAACCGCTCAATCTCTTCAGTATCCAACCAAGACATTCCTTGTTCTAAAACGGATACTATTAAGTCTAGGAAAGAACAAACCAAATGGAGAGCCTCAAGCCTATTCTGTCAACCTACGCCGGTGTTCAGCGTCAGATCAACGAGATCAATGTTCGCATCAACGAGCTCCGCGATGAGCGCCGCACAATTGAGCTGGATCTTGCCGCACTGTATGCTTCAACTCGGGAGGAGCTTCCCGACAAGATTAATCTTGCAACCTCGGGAATGACCTTTTCGGTGAAGCGCCCTAATCAGTGGAAGAAGGGGTGGTCGTTGTCAAAGAAGGAACTGAAGTCCTATTTGGATGAGCTGGTGCCTCAGCGAGCCGAAGAGATCCTTGCTGAGATCGTCAAGCGGCAAGAGGAGAAGATGGTGGAAACGGACTACGGCTTTGAACTAAAGGTTGCTGCGAAGCGGGAGTGAGACTCATCTCAATCTCTTTTAGTGTAGCCTGAATGTCTGCAATATGCCGCTTTGCTTGCTCGATATTCTCGCGTGGAAGGAAACCACCCCGGATACGAGTAAGATTACACACAAGGGAACCATTGGTGCTGAGCAGACGAGTAGCCAGGATGATTCGAGCCTTAACCATCAACGTGATATGACATTCTACAACACATTATTTTTAAATGCCGTCATCCACCCGGTCGGCGAAGTAGGCCGACAGCTTCTCAGACAGACCCTTGACACTGAACTCCCACACGCCCGTCCAGTTGGGGCGCATGACCGTTCGGATGTCCTTGACTCCATCTAGAATGACATGTCGATCTACATATTTGCGATTGACGTGCGTGCCGTGCCACAAATGAAATACAGGACCCGATGTGCAAGTGATGCGGGGCTTGGGCAGTGCGTCAAATGCAGTGTACGCTGGAACGAGTGCGGGTTTGAGGTAGGTGGGAGGAAACTTGACACCTAACCATGCGGCGGCCGACAGGGTGTCTCCACTTCCCGTGACACCATACTCAAAGAAGCCCACCTTGCGAAACCACTTGCGCCGGAACGCCCAAGCAAATCCCGGGTGAAGCTTGTGATCAAAGGTTTTTTCCCTGTTCATGTAGATCACCGATTCGCGGATTTGCGTGGCGCGAGTGTAGGTAATGTCCATCCAAACGGCGGTGGTGAAGGGTTGAACGACGTCGTGGTCGGACAGGGCAGAAGAGACTTCGGAGTACCAATTCGGGTTGCCAAAGACAATGTCGGCATCCAAAAAGAGAACCTTGGAATAATACCACGGAATTTTGGCCTCCAGTAGAGTACACAGATTCTCCTTGTGGAACATCACGGACTTTGCGTAGACATGAAAGGCATCCTTGATCTCCGGTTCTTCCCGGTTGTACACTAACTCCAACGTAAAGTAGGGGATGTTGGCAATCTTGAGCTTTTCAATTGTGTACAAGTAGTTCATGAGCATTCTCTTGGACTTTGCTGGGTTGAAGAACACAAGTCCCACCGCCATATCCTTGATCAGCGGGGCTCTATACCGAACATTGGCAATCTCAATCATTTTACCGGGATCGTGTTTAGGCAGGGCATCCGGTAGCTCAGTGTATGTCATTGACTGAGCAGCCCCCATTGTGTAGGAAAATGGATAAAAGTTTCAACTGGAAAAGACAACTCACATGACCGACATCTACTCTCCCTACAACGCCCGCAACCGCCCCTTCACTGAAAAGGACATTCATCGCATTCTACACCGTCATGGGCTGCCTCATTACCGTGTAGCCAATGCACGGGTGTTTCAAACGGCAATGGTCCATACCACCTACGTCAAACGATCAGACTATGTTACTCCTGATGGACGACCGGCGTCTCTTGCTCCGTGTCCTTCCGGTGTTATGCCCTTGCAAGATGAATCGTATGAGTGCCTTGAGTTTGAAGGTGACTCGGTGTTGGGTGTTTGTGTGGCGACGTATTTGCGCCGCAAGTATCCTGAGAAGAAACAGGGGTTCTTGACCGATGCTCGTAAGGAGCTGGTCAACAACGAGCGGATTGGAGCTCTGTGCCAACAAGTGGGACTGGATACGTTCTATGTTATTTCTCGTCACAACGAGGAGTCCGCTGCGATCAATGGCCGCCGCAACATTCAGAAACTAGGAGACATCTTTGAGGCGTTTATCGGTGCCTTGTGGACAGACTGTGGTAATCGGTTTCATATTGTCTATGCGTTTGTGACGACCGTTATTGAGGCCTACATTGATGTTCAGGACGCCGTGACCACCGTCACCAACTACAAGGATATCTTTCAAAAGTACTGTCAGCGTGAGTATGGAACAACGCCCGTATACAGCATGCTAACTGCGGTCAAAGACTCCAAGGACATTCGGGTAGTCGTGATGGACGGTCCGACCATTCGTGGACGCGGACAGGGACCCACCCGAAAGAAGGCTGAGCAAATGGCCGCCAAGGAAGCGCTAGAGACAGTTGGCGCAGTCCTTACTGCCTAAATCCCAAATCGGTAACGATTCCGAATAGCTGCCCACCGTCCAGCTATGTTTCGCGCAGGGCCCGACCGGGCATTGTACTCAGCCGCCATTGCGCGCTCTTCGTCCATGCTCATCCGTCTCCACTCTCTGCCGGTGGCAGCCATAGCGACTTTCTCTCCTAGAGCACT